TTACTGGGCTTTTTTAATTTCGTGTTGCATACCGTGTTGCATATTTTCAAAATAATCGTTTGCCCTTGCATCCATATCACTTGTTTTGTCTACCATTGCATGTCTGTAAACTTCTTTCAAAACTCTGTCACTTCCCCATCCTCCACGTTGCATAATATACGCATCAGGTATGCCTATCGCGTGTTGGACGCTTGCGCAGTAGTGCCTAAGATCATGAAAACGGAAATGAGGTATGCCGGTACGTTTCAGAATATCCCGAAACCGATCCGTGATCATGGAAGGGTTTAGGCTTGTTATTCGTCCGTTTTTGCTTAATTTACTTAAGACGAAATCCGGAAATCTGATATACCTGTCTCCTGAATAGGATTTCGGGGATTTTATTACCCAATTACGCTCAGAATCCAAAACCATCGATTTACTTACATGGACAACCCCATCTTTTATATCAGATGAATCTAGAGCGCATATCTCACCGCGCCTCATAGGTCCGAATGCGGCAAGGAGGATAGGAATCTCCATCTCATCATTTTTTACATACTCTATCAGTTTCTTTATTTCTTCATCAGACGGAATATACAGCTCGGGGCGTACTTTTTTAGGGAGAGTAGTATTAAGCTGTAAGTCTGGGCGACACACACCTAAAACAGCCGACAGTAATCCGTGGATATTCCTAACGGTTTTTGGAGATTTTCCGGAAGCCTCCTCATTTATTGCAATTTGGATCATGTCACAGGTGATATCTTTTAGTTTTAATGGCATAAGTGTAGGGAGATTGCGTTCACGCTGCCGTTTATATTCTCTGATTGTAGCAGGAGACAATGTCTTATTTTTGCTCTCGATATATCGGTCGTAGGCAACTCCTAGCGTAATATTTTCCACGGTGACTCCGGCATCTTTATTAGCCGCCCATTCAGCCGCTATCTGCTCACATTTTCGCTTTCCTCTAGCTGTTGGGTCGTCACAGGTAAAAGATTCGTATATGCGCTTTTTCTTCACAGTACCATCTTTCTGACGAATATTCTCCGTATGGGAATAGACTAGGCATCTCCATGACCCTGATGGTAATTTTTTTGCTGTTGCCATAAAATCATCTTCCTTTCTTTTTTTGGTATAAAAATAACAGCCATCGAAAATATGTTCCGATTGCAAGCTGCGCCCGAAGATGATACAATATTTCTGACCAAAGTATTGCATATCCCCGGATATGTATTTCCGTCTTGGTGTTGGCGCACCGGGGCGGTTTTTTAATTTTCAAGCGACAAACTTTTTTCGCTTGAATTCTTATTACTGAACTGGCAACTCAAATGTTGCAGTGTGTTCTGTATAATTGTTATCATACAAAGAGACTATTATTTTAATGTTGTCACTCGCATTGTTCAGAGCAATACACTCTTGCGCGCCAACGCATTTTGCACCTACAGGAATCTGCTGCGGGTAAGTCGTTGAAGTTAATGGATAGGTTTCAGCAATCTCTCCGGCACTGTCTATAATTTGGAACGAAGTAGAGCCAATGAATAAGTCTTGAAGGTCATTCTGATAACCGATATTTTCATAATCGTAATTTAGATAAATAACTTGAGCTGGCGTTTTATCTGAATATTGATTACGTTCTTCTGTTTGAGTAACGGAAGTAAAAGTTAAAGACCATAAACCATCAACAGTCCATGTTTCATTCAAACCATATACTTTGTTTTGCTCTTCTTGTTTGCTCTCAAGGTCGGAATCGGAGAAATCCGAAGTTTCTTCTTGCTGCGCTTTTTTCTCTAATTCTGCTATTTGCGCTTTTAATTCCTTGTTTTCTCTTTTTAACGAATCCATTTCGGAAGAATTATTACTACAAGCTGTCATGGATGCCGCCAGTATTCCAGCAATCATCATTGTTACAATTTTTTTTCTTCATATTCTTTTCCTCTCTTTCCCCCGTTCCTTTAACACCACTTTATATAATCGCCGCAGCGGTTATACCTCTTCCATGACTGCCAGATTCGGAATGAAGAAGATAATGTAATTGTCTATCTTCGCATATTCTCCGTATTTTTCCGTGTAGCAGTCGATACATTCCTGTAAAAATTGTTCTGTTACGCCCAAATATTCTGCTGTCTCGTGTCGAGAATGACATCCGGCATGAAAAGCACTTATCAATCCGGTCAGCCCAATCAGTTTGTTATATCCCCAGAGTCTTGCCTGCCGTTCCTGTTTGCGATTTTGGGAATCAGATAAATCTGTTATATCTCCAACAGTTGTATGATAATGCCCGAGCTCTTCCGCAAGGACACAAGCTTTTTCTGCGCCATTATCTACAGACGTATTAATTGCGATATTTCCATCTATATAGATACCTTTTAGGTTTTCTTCTCCGAGATAATAATTATGCACTTTTACCGCATTTTCAAAGGCTTCTTGTTCTAATTGTTCAAGTTTATTCAAATAAATCCCTCCACATGTTTTTATCATAGTATCAGATTTGATGTGCAATAATATGGACTTATTTATTTTCTTGCTTAATAAATTTTGCAAATTCTTTTATACGGTCAAGCTGTTCTTCTGTATATTCATCACCGTCAAAGTGGGCGGCGAGGGTAGTAGGTTCTGATGATGTCATTTCGTACATGTCGTTTACAGTAACACCAAAAATCTTGCATACGCGAAACAATGTGTCAATGTCAATTGAATTTACACCGTTCTCCCATGCAGAGATAGCGTTATGCTTTACGCCAAGTTGCTCTGCCAATGCCTTTTGAGTTATTTTGTTTTTCTTTCTATAATACAGCAAGTTTTTTGCAATTGTTTCTTTTACATTGTCACTCATTACTGCTACCTCCTTTTAATAGGATATTATCACATTATTTTCATAAATACAAGAAAAAAACTTCACAAAACATGAAGAATGTGTTGACATTTCATGTAGTGTGACATATTATATAAATAACTTCACAGAACATGAAGAAATGAGGTGGTTTGAAATTGATAGGAATTAAAGTGAAGCAGTATCTTGATGAGAACGGAATAAAATATTCTTTCTTATCAGAAAAAATCGGAATTCCGATGAATGTGCTCAGTCCGTTATTGAATGGAAAGCGAAAGATGAGCGTAGAGGAATATTTTTTAATTTGTAATGCATTGGAACTTCCAGTTGATACATTCGAGCCAGGAGAGGAGGTGGTGTAGATGTGGATAGCTATAACGCTAGCGTGTTTTTCTACTCTTATGAATAGTATCTCACTAATTTGTATTTGTGTGTCGCTGCTATTAAAAAAGAGGAATGACAATTCCGATGATAGTTCCAATAGCGGCAATTACTGATGAAATTGTACTGATGACTAGCCACTTCTTATCTTTTGATGAAGCTTTTTCCATTTGATTTAGAAGTTTTGCTTGATCTTGTTGAACTGTTTTAATCTCATTTAATAGATCAATCTGCTTTTGTGAATAGTCATTTTGCACACGTTCAAATGAAGGTGGCTCGGGAATGTTGAAAAAATCCATAAATAATCTTCTCCTTTCATAATACTCGGCGCGCCAGCGCCTGTAACTAAAGAATAGGAAAGATAAAGGGAAAAGTCAATAGTCACAGAAAAGAGGAGGAAGTGTGAAAACAAAAGAACTGCAAGGAGGGCCATTCCTTACAGTTTTTCGCCAAATTTGTTTACCCTATGTACTTTGCAGGTTTTCACCGCACTCGATGGCCCCAAGCACTTCTATCAAGTACTTTGCCACTTTCGCAGTTTTGGTTCTGCAATATGCCCGAATGCTGACAAATTATAAGGAATACACGATACGGTGAAGCATTTTAACGAGTGCCGTCTCATGGGTTTTATACTCCTTCTCTGAGTGCGTAACGCCGTATCAGTAATTACATTTGACCAGTTTTAGGTGCTTTGGTGCCACCATTGCGACCTTATATTAAGAGAACAGGCAATTTCAAAAATTCGGTCAAAAGACCAACTCCTTTCATTGCCTCATAGGCATGAAAGAATTTTATCATAATATGAAAAATATTTCAAAGTACAAAACATTAGATTATCTGTTTTAGACAGATCCAAAAGAGGAGGTGGATTAAATGCCGAAAGTAGAATTTCTTACAAGGCAGCAGAAAAGAGAACGTACAGTAGACGAGATTATCGACATATACCGAAAGCGGAAACACATCACAAAAAGTGATCTCGCAAAAAAGATCAATATGCCACGTTCTACTTTTAATGTGAAAGTAAGTAAGAATCAGGGAGAGATGAAATTGGAAGTGTTATGGGGTATCCTGGACGTTTTAGAAGTGCCGGCAGAGGAGCGGGCAAAAATTTTATTGTAAGAGGAAGGACAAGCATGGAAAAACAATTACCTGCGGTACGGAAGCTGGAACTGATCCCGATCGAGCGGAGAAATTTTCCGAAAGCGAATCGTAAGCGGAAGAAGATCCAGCGGAAAAGAAAAGAAAGAGACAATGCTGCAAGAGGACTGGTCACAGTAACAGTCGCCAGCATGATGTTAAACGCGGTGATGGCTGTGATCATTTACATCCTGCAGGCAGGACCGATTTGAAAGGAGGCGAACAAAGAAATGGACGAAGAGGTAAAGAAAGATGCCGAAGAAGAAATGAACTGTATCTTAGATCTGCTTGAAGAATGGTGCTTGAAATACGATCAGGATTATGCGAATGCGGTTGTACTTGTAAAGCATGATCAGATCACATCGTGGGGAAGTATAGGAGATCACGAAGACCTCGTTTGCAGAATAAAAAAGCGCCCATAAATGAGGCGGCAACCTCTAGGACGCATAGTTAAAAAATCATTTTTATTATAACAGAAAGGGTGAAGAAAGTGAAGAAATTTGAATTAACAAATGAATTTATTACAAATATGTTCGGGACAAAGCTGTTCCGCATCCGTGCCCTTGTTGAGTTCGGCGATGTGGAAGCCGGAGAACTTGGCGGGTATGTGGAGAAGGAATCAAACCTTGGTCATGACGACAATGCGTGGGTGTACGACAATGCGTGGGTGTACGGAGATGCACAGGTTTCCGGCGATGCGCGGGTGTACGACAATGCGTGGGTGTACGGAGATGCACAGGTTTCCGGCGATGCGCTGGTGTACGACAATGCGTGGGTGTACGGAGATGCACAGGTTTCCGGCGATGCGCTGGTGTACGGCAATGCGCGGGTGTACGGCAATGCGTGGGTGTACGGCAATGCGCTGGTGTGCGGCAATGCGCTGGTGTACGACAATGCGTGGGTGTACGGAGATGCACAGGTTTCCGGCGATGCGCGGGTGTGCGGCAATGCGCGGGTGTACGGAGATGCGCGGGTGTGCGGCAATGGGGACTATGCATACGCTCACGGTTTCGGATCTGTCAACCGCACAACGACCTTCTTCCGTCTCAAAGATGGTGGCGTGGGTGTACGGTGCGGATGCTTCTACGGGACGCTTGCACAGTTCCGGGATAAGATCCGGGAGACGCACGGGGAATCTGCGATAGCCGAGGAATACCTCGACCTTGCGGCACTGATGGAAAAAAGATTCAGGAGGACGGGAAATGAACAGAAGACAGAAGAAGAAAGCTGAGACGGATGTTTATCACACAGAATTAAATATCGTCAGTTAGTTTGGGAAAGAACCAAAGCTGGATATTCGTGGGTGGTCCGATGACCACGAGAAGATGACAAAAGGAATCAGCCTCACGGAGGATGAGTTCGTAAAAATTGCCCGTGCAGGGTTAGAAAAATTAGGAGGGAAATAATTATGCAGATTATATTTAATAGTTACGAAGAAATGATGGATTTTATGGAAAAAATTCAGGGGCGTGCGTCGGCAAAGGAAGAGAAGGCAGTTACAACCGCGGAAGAGATGAAACAGCATAGTGTTTCAGAAAGTTGTCAAAGCACTCCTGTATCAGCACCGGTACAGAATGTGCCGTCCGTATCCATGCCGGTTGCTCCGACTGTACCTGTACAGACTGCAGTTCCAACTAGTCGGCACGAGTATACGCGGGATGATTTGGCGCGGGCAGCGATGACTCTGATGGATAAGGGGGGTATGGTTCAACTACAGCAACTGCTTACAAGCTATGGATGTGAGACGTTACAGCAACTTACGGAGGATCAGTTCGGTAGTTTCGCGACATCACTTCGGGGAATGGGGGCGCAGATCTGATGGGACATGATGAAAGAGATCACGCACTCTTAAGTGCATCCAGCGCACATCGATGGCTCAAATGTACGAAGAGTGCTCGATTGGAAGAACAGTTTCCGGATACTACCTCGGAAGCGGCAAAGGAAGGTACACTGGCACATGAACTTGCTGAACTGAAGGTGCGGAATTATTTTAATCCCGGGGACGTTTCCAAACGTAAACTCACCTTTGCAATCAAAAAATTTAAAGAAGATCCTCTGTGGGATGACGAGATGTTGATACATACAGATACTTATATCGATTATATCCGGGATGTATCTATCAAGCTTCCGGCAACTCCGTTTGTAGAAGTGGAGAAACGGGTCGATTTCAGTGATTATGTTCCGGAAGGATTCGGAACTGCAGACTGTATTATGATCCAGGGGAACACTCTGTTCGTAATTGATTTCAAATATGGAAAAGGTGTTCCTGTTTCCGCCGAAGAGAATCCGCAAATGATGTTGTATGCGCTGGGTGCGTATGAAGCATGTAAGATTCTTTATCCGATTGAGCGGATTCGCTTAGGAATTGTACAGCCCCGCCTTCCGGATGGAATTTCGGAATGGGAGTGTACATTGGAAGAGCTCCTGCAATTTGGGGCTTATGCAAAAGAGCGCGCGACACTTGCATTTGCGGGAGAAGGAGAGTTCGCACCTGGAGAAAAGACCTGTAAGTTCTGCCGGGCAAAGAAACAATGCCGCGCACGATCTGACCACAATGTGAAGATGGCGTTCAATTTAGGAGAGCTGCCACCACTGATTACAAAGGAGGAAGCCGGACAACGTCTTTTGGCAATGAGGGACGTAGTTGCATATCAGAAAGACCTGCAGGAGTGGGCGCTGTCTGAATGTCTCGCCGGGAATGAAGTTCCCGGATGGAAGGCAGTGGAAGGAAGACGATCCCGCGACTGGACGGACATGGATGCCGCTTTTGAAAAATTAACTAAGAGCGGTGTTGTGGCAGAAGAAATCCTTTGGGAGAAAAAGCCGCTGACAATGGCACAGGTGGAAAAGACAATCGGAAAGAAAGATTTTGCAGATGCTGTGGGAGAGTTTGTGACCCAGAAACCGGGGAAACCGACACTAGTAGAAGCATCTGATAAGAGACATGCAATTACAAATAAAGTAACCGCACAGGAAGCATTTAAGGAGGAAAATTGAAATGGGAATCGGAGAAGCAACGAACGTAACAACAGAAAAAGCAAGATTAAGTTATGTACATTTATTTAAGCCTTATGCTGCAATGCAGGGGCAGGAAGAAAAATTCAGTGTAACTGTACTGATCCCGAAGACGGATGTGGAAACAATGGCCCGGATCAATGCAGCGATTGAAGCCGCGAAACAAAAGGGGATTACAGAAAAATGGAATGGGGCGTGCCCTCCAATCGTACCGACTCCGGTTTACGATGGAGATGGAGTCCGGCCAAGTGACGGCATGCCGTTCGGAGAAGAATGTAAAGGTCATTGGGTGTTTACCGCAAGTGCGAAGGTAGATTATCCACCGGAAGTAGTGGATAAGATGGGAAATCCGATCATCAATCAGTCAGAAGTGTACAGCGGAATGTACGGACGAGTGAACGTGAATTTCTTCCCTTACTCATTTGGAGGGAAGAAAGGAATTGGATGTGGACTGGGTCCGGTTCAGAAGTTGGAAGATGGGGAAACCCTGTCAGGGGGACACGTATCCGCTGCACAGGCGTTCGGAGCGCCACAGCCGGCATCAGCAACACATCCACAAAATGGGGGAGTTCAGATCAATCCTATCACAGGACTTCCGATGTAATTTTTTGCGGAGTCGAAAGACTCCGCATGTTTAAAAGGAGAAGATACGGATGAGGCATCATCTATCGATAGATATAGAGACAAAAAGCAGCATAGATATTGGAAAAGCTGGATTATATAAATATGCACAGTCTCCGGATTTTGCAATCCTTTTATTTGCCTACAAATGGGATGATGATCCGGTTCAGATTGTGGATCTTGCTACAGGTGAATTGATTCCGGACTGGATACTGGACGAGCTTGTAGATCCGGATACGATCAAACACGCATATAACGCAGCCTTTGAATGGTACTGTTTAAATCGCGCTGGATATATGACTCCTTTGGAGCAGTGGCGATGTACTATGATGCACGGTCTGTACTGCGGATATACAGCAGGTCTGGACGCAACCGGAAAAGCAATCGGACTGCCGCAGGATAAGCGGAAGTTGACAACAGGAAAGGCACTGATCCGATATTTTTGTGTACCATGTAAACCGACAAAGACGAACGGGAACAGAACATGGAACTTGCCAAAACATGCGCCTGAAAAATGGGTGCTTTTTAAAGATTACTGCAAGCAGGACGTAATAACAGAGTACGAGATTTTGAAACGGTTGGAGCAGTATCCAGTTCCGGAAGAGGAAGAGTTCTTATGGCAGATGGATATTCGGATGAATGCGTACGGAGTTCGTGTGGATGAGGAGCTGATCAACGGGGCTCTGGCTATCGACGCGATCAGCAGTGAAAACCTGACGATGGAAGCTATTGATATTACCGGACTTGGAAATCCGAACAGTACCTCGCAGTTGAAAGTGTGGATTGAAAAGCAAATATCCGGAGAAATCTCCGGCTTGACGAAAGAGAACGTAACGGAATTATTGAGCCGTAGTGATATATCAGATGAGGTGAGGAGGGTGCTGGAGATACGTCAGCAGCTCGGAAAGACCTCCATTAAAAAATATGTAGCCATGAAAACCGCAGAGGGAGAAGGAGAACGCGTTCGAGGACTGACCCAGTTCTACGGTGCTAACAGAACCGGCAGATGGGCAGGACGTCTTGTGCAGATGCAAAACCTCCCGAGGAATTATTTGAAGACGCTGGACGAGGCTAGAAAGCTGGTAAAAGCAAAAAACTATGAGGGCGTCCGACTGATCTACGAAAACGTACCGGATACACTTTCCCAGCTGATCCGAACAGCGTTTATCCCTTCCGAGGGGCAGAAGTTTGTAGTGGCGGACTTCTCTGCGATCGAGGCACGTGTGATCGCGTGGCTGGCAGGAGAACAGTGGGTAAATGAAGTGTTTGCTACCCACGGAAAAATCTACGAAGCGACGGCGTCTCAAATGTTCCATGTGCCGATTGAAAAGATTGCAAAGGGGAATCCGGAATACAGCCTCCGACAGAAAGGAAAGGTTGCCACGCTTGCACTTGGGTATCAGGGCGGCTCTAACGCTCTAATCGCAATGGGGGCTTTAAATATGGGACTAACAGAAGAAGAACTTCCGGACATCGTGCAGAGATGGAGGAGCGCAAACCCGAGAATCCGTGACCTGTGGTATGCCGTAGAAGAGGCATCGTTACAAACGATGCTGACAGCACAACCGCATGCGATCAACGGACTGATCTTTGCGCTGGAAAGCGATCTTGTGTATGGGCAACACTTCCTTACAGTACAACTTCCGAGCGGAAGGAAGCTTTTTTACCCGAAACCATTTTTACAGGAGAATCAGTTCGGGAAAGCGGCAATCCATTACTATACTGTAGGTCAGCAGACAAGGAAATGGGAAGTGACGTCCACTTATGGTGGCAAAATGACAGAGAATATCGTGCAGGCAATCGCAAGAGACTGCCTTGCGGAAACATTACGAAGAATTGAGAAAAAAGGGCTGCAGGTGGTATTCCATGTCCACGATGAAGTGATCATCGACGCGCCGATGGATGTGACAGTAGATGAAATTTGTAATCTGATGGCAGAACCGATAACATGGGCGCCAGGGTTAATACTGAAAGGCGCAGGATTTGAAAGTAACTATTATATGAAAGATTAGGGGGATGTCGGATGCAACATAACAGAAAATTACACATTAGTACCGCCGGCACAAGAAAAACAAAGCACTGGCCGGAAACAGAAATCCTCTGGTCCGAATTTGTAGACAGGGTAAAAACTCCGGTACGAAGTACGGAGACAGTGGAAGAATATCTTGCGATGCCAAAATACCGACAGGATGAATTAAAAGATGTCGGTGGTTTTGTGGGCGGCACATTTGAGAATAATATCCGGAAAGCTGCTTATGTAAAGGGCAGAGATCTTCTGACTCTGGACATGGATAACATCCCCGCAGGCGGTACGGATGAGATTTTGAAACGGGTATCCGGTTTGGGGTGCGCGGCTCTGGTCTACAGCACAAGAAAACACGCTGGGTATGCGCCCAGACTCCGTGTGATCGTACCACTGGATGCGACCGCGTCAGCGGATGAATATGAGCCGGCGTCAAGAAAGCTAGCATCTTTGATCGGAATGGAATTCTGTGACCCGACTACTTTTGATGTGTCGAGGCTGATGTACTGGCCAAGCTGCTGTAAAGACGGGGAATACATCTTTGAAGTATACGATCACCCATTCTGCAGCCTGTCCGGTCTCCTTCAGATGTACGGAGACTGGACAGATATTTCGCAATGGCCACAGGTGCCGGGAACGGCAGCAATCGAAAAGAGACGGCTTGCGAAACAGGAAGACCCGACTACAAAGCGTGGAATCATCGGTGCATTCTGCCGGACATACACGATCTCTCAGGCAATGGAGAAGTTCATTCCGGGGATGTATGATCCTACGGATATTGAGGGACGTTATACCTACACTGGCGGGTCTACGGTGGGCGGTGCAGTTGTGTATGACGGGGATCTGTTCCTTTATTCTCACCACGCAACGGATCCGTGTTCCGGCATGCTCGTTAATGCCTTTGATCTTGTGCGCCTACATATGTACGGTGATAAGGATCGGGACGCGAAAGACGGAACTCCTGTGAATAAACTGCCGTCCTTTGTGGCTATGAGCCATTTGGCAGTTGGCGATAAGGGCGTTTCCGATTTGCTTGCGAAAGAGAAGATGGAACAGGCTCGACAGGCATTCCAAGCAGAGGAGGGAGAGACAGTATCGGAAGATGACCTGTCTTGGATCTCCCGACTTACCCATGACGGAAACGGAAAAATAGAAAAGACGATCAATAACGCGGTGCTCATCTTGCAGAATGACCCTCTTTTAAAAGGGAAGATTGTGACGGATGAATTTGCAAGCTGCGGCTTGATCCTCGGAAAAGTTCCGTGGAGTGCGGGCGAGGAAAAGCGGAGATGGAAAGATGAAGATGATGCGGGCTTCTATAATTATATGGAATTGTTCTACGGGATTACCGGTAGAGAGAAGTTGGATAATGCACTCCTGATCGTGAGTAGTCAGAACCGCATCAACGACGTGAAAGAGTATTTGAAATCCTTAAAATGGGACGGACAGAATCGGCTAGATACACTTCTGAGCGTGTATTTGGGTGCTGAGGATAACGGCTACACAAGGGCCGTCATGCGTAAGTCTCTGTGTGCAGCGGTGGCCCGGGCGGTCACAGGTGGCGTGAAATATGATTATATGCCAATCTTTACCGGTCCGCAGGGAATCGGAAAGAGTACGTTCCTGCGGATACTGGGAAAAGACTGGTTTTCCGATTCCCTGACTAGTTTTGAGGGAAAAGAGGCCGCAGAACTTATACAGGGAACGTGGATCAATGAGGTGGGGGAACTGACTGCTATGACAAAGCAGGAGACCAATGCGGTCAAGCAGTTTTTAAGTAAGACAGACGATATCTACCGTGCCGCCTATGGGCGCAGAACAAACAAATATCCGCGCCGCTGCGTCTTCTTCGGAACGAGCAACGAAGAAGAGTTTTTAAAGGACATGACGGGAAATAGACGGTTCTGGCCAGTGGATGTGGGCGTGCATCTGGCAAAGAAGTCCGTGTGGCAGGATCTGCCGCAGGAAGTGGATCAGATCTGGGCGGAAGCGTACACCTATTGGATTCTTGGAGAACCTTTGTATATGACCAAGGAAGAAGAACAGCTGGCGGAAGAGATGCAGGAGAGCCACAGAGAGGCATCCGGAAAGGAAGGGCTGATCCGTGAATTTTTGGAACGGTTGATTCCTACAAACTGGAATCAATTAAGTCTGTCTTCAAGACGGCAGTACTTCGCCGGTAATTTGCGTCTCCCGGAAGGAACAGAGCTTGTAAAACGAGATAAGGTGTGTGCAATAGAGGTGTGGACAGAATGCTTTAATGGAGAAGTACGGTTTATGAAAAAAACAGACAGCATGGAAATCAACAGTATATTGGCATCCATGAAAGGATGGAAGAGGAATAAAAATGTAAGGCGATATGGTCCGCACGGAGTTCAGAAAGGATTTGAAAGGGTGTAAACGTTATGCGTATACCATACGAAAAAATGCGGTTTACGGAGAAAAATAGCGATGTAAACCGAGTAAACGGTAAATTTTTAAAAGTTTACGTACTTAGTTGTCAGGAAAACCCAGTAAATGCAAAGGTTTTTAAGTATATGTAAACTATGTAAACCAACTTTCTATAGTAATGAAAAAATATATAGGTTAGGTAAATATACCTGTTGTACCTAATGTACCTAAATTACCTAATTAAGATATCTCATTACATATTATAGGGAAGTTGGTTGCGGCAAGCCGGAAAGGGGTGGATATTCTTGAGAAGAAATTTAAAAGGTGTTCGTTCCGAAAAAACAGAAGAAAGTGAGAAAGAAAAATGCTTGATGAAAATAGAGTTCTCTGTGCAGAAATGCTGTTGTCAAAATTTTTTGTGGGGAAGAAAAGTACAACAGCGAAAGAGGCGATGCTTTATGTGAAGGGGATGATGCAGGGAGAAGGTGTTAGAAAAAGTGAGATAAGAGAGGCAAGAAAACGCCTCAGCATAGGAACTGAAAAAGTAACCGAAGGATACGTATGGTCTTGGGAGAATCCTATTGACCCGGAAATTATGTGGAAAATAAAAAGCGAGGAATTTATGACATGAAAGAAAGAGAAGTAGAAAAAATGCTGGTGGACGGAATCCGAAAACTGGGCGGCAGAGCGTTCAAGTGGGTAAGCCCCGGTAATGACGGTGTGCCGGATCGGATTGTAGTTCTTCCCGGGTTGCCTGCAATTTTTGTAGAGCTGAAAACAATAACAGGGAGACTGACGTCCCTACAAAGGGTGCAGCTGAAAAGATTAAAAGACTTAGGTCAGACAGTGATGGTACTTTACGGGGAAAAAGAAGTGACAGAATTTTTGAAGGAATGTGAGGAGGTGATGCTACATGATGTTCAAACCGCACGGTTATCAGCAATACTGCATAAACAAAATCATTGAGATTAAAAAAATCGGGCTTTTTTTGGACATGGGTTAATGGTTTGGGAAAGACAGTCACGACCCTGACTGCGATCCGTGAATTGAAGTATAACCGGTTCCAAGTGAAAAAGGTGCTGGTGATCGCACCGAAAAAAGTAGCGGAGGGTACATGGACGAAAGAGAAAGATAAATGGGATCACACAAAGATCTTGAGGGTTTCCCCGGTTTTGGGAAGCCAGACAAAACGAATCCGGGCATTAAACACGCCGGCAGATATTTATATTATCAACCGGGAGAATGTATGCTGGCTGGTGGATTACTACCGGAACAGCTGGCCGTTTGATATGGTGGTCATCGATGAGTCCAGCAGCTTTAAGAGTCACAAGGCGAAGAGGTTCAAATCCCTGGCAAGTGTTGGGACGCATATCGACAGGATTGTGGAGCTTACAGGTACACCTTCCCCAAATGGACTTGAGGACTTATGGGCACAGGTATTCCTTCTGGATGGAGGCGAACGTCTGGGACGGAGATACACACAGTTCCGGGAACGGTATTTTGATCCCGGGGACAGGGACAGGGGCAGGGGTGTGATATATAACTACAAGGCAAAGCCGGGAACGGAAGAAAGCATCTTGCAAAAAATTTCGGATATCTGCATCTCCATGAAAGCGGAGGATTACTTACAGCTTCCGGAAGTCACTTATCACGAAATCCCGGTAATGCTGGATGATAAATCAAGAAAAGCCTATGCCGACTTGGAACGGAAGATGGTACTGGAGCTTCCGGAAGATGAGGAGGAGATTAGCGTGACTAGTGCAGCGGCGTTAAGCAATAAGCTGCTACAACTTGGAAACGGGGCGATTTATGACGAAGATCGGAATATCCACGAGGTGCATAACTGCAAGATCGAGGCATTTATGGAGTTGATTGAATCCCTGCAAGGAAAGCCGGCACTGGTGTTTTACAATTTCCAGCATGACCGGATCCGGCTGTTGGAGGCGCTCAAGAAAACAAAGTTGCGTGTCCGGGAGTTGAAAAACACACGGGATGAGGATAATTGGAATGCCGGACAGATCGACATCCTTCTGACCCATCCGGCAAGCAGCGCTTACGGACTGAACCTGCAGCAAGGTGGAAATCATGTCATTTGGTTCGGATTGACATGGAATTATGAGCTGTACACTCAAGCAAACAAGAGATTGCACCGACAGGGGCAGACAGAACGAGTGATCATCCACCACCTTGTGTGTGCGGATACCCGGGATGAGGATGTGATGAAGGCGTTGGAAAAGAAAGATGATGTGCAGGCATGGGTGATGCAGAGCTTAAAGGCAAGGATCAAAGCAATTAGGGAGAAGCAGGTATGACGAATGCACAGAAAAAAAAGAGGATTGAAAGCCACTGGGATCATCCGGTGATCTGTCCGGGATGTGGAAAAGAAATCAAACCGGATGATGATATGGGGAATGTGGAATATGTGAGGACAAAGAGAAAAACAGATATTTTCTTTCATACAGAGTGTATGGAGAAAGTATGGAAATAGAAGACATATGAGGTGAATCGATGAAAGATGAAATAAAAAGCATAGTAACAATCATTGAAGAAGTTTGTGAGGACATTTGCAAAAACTACTGTGAGTACAGAAATACGATAGACGACTACACAAATATTCTAAAGGTTGGCAAGATGGAAGTATTTATGACGAGTATAACCCTGGAGTCTTAGATTTGATATTGCTTTTGAATACAATGAAGGTACCCGTGTTTATTTTATCAACAAGAGAACCAAAACAGATTAAAGAATGGTGGGATAAGCAAGGGTTTAGTATGAAAGCAGAAATTATTAATTCTGACGAAACATTTTTCAAAGAACTTAGTTTTGTTGGCATAACGAGAACAAAGTTGCCGGCACAGATTTATGTGGATGATAGGGCGTATCGATACACAGGACAAACAGTAAAAGAGTTCCTACTTGATTTTACGGAGGTGGAGTGATGAAAATTCCGAAGAAAGTTCAAAGACTTATTGACCGGCGCGAGAAACTTGCAAAGAATTTGATTGACGTATGTAATGAATTAGACACATGGCTTGAAAAGAATGGCGCAGATTTTAATGATTCTGATTTAGTGGACAGCACGGTGACAGGATGCAGGATTTATTGTGAGCCGGAAAATGCAAAAAGTGATGTTGAAGATTATATAAAAAATAGAATGTGAATTATACTTAGGAGATGAACTATATGGAAATATTAGAGAAGATTTTGGAAGAGGTAACGCAATATACAAAAGATGTATACGAATGCGATCTTGACGATATCGTTGAGTATCAAAGAAGAAACAAAGAGGATAAATGTACATATATTGTACAAGGAATTGAAGAAGCAACAGAGTTTATCCGTTCACACATGGATGAAACTATTTCTGAAATGGAAAAAGTTGAAAAAGAGAAAGTAACAAGCGCAGAGATAATAACCAGACAAATTGATGGAAAACCATATTATCATATTAAGTTTAAAAAAGTCGGTGAAGATGAATACACCATAGGGTATAGTTCTTTCAAATTGGATTATGTTGTTAAATGGCTTAATGATTACTTTGAGTTTTACGGAGAAGCAAAGGTATCTTGTGATGATAACGGTTGGATTCCGGTACAAGGGCGGTTACCGGAAGATAATCATAAAGGAATCTATGATATGCAACTGGTTACTCTTGAAGATGGAGAAGTATGTATGGGAGTGTATAATAATCGCGAAAAAGAATGGTGGACTAGAAAACAAGAGGGAGAAAGATGGTATACAAATAAGCATAATGTTATTGCATGGCAACCTCTTCCAGAACCATACAAGGAGGAAAAGAAATGCTGAGAAAGGCCAAAACAAACGAAGCACAGCGCCGGAAGCAGGCAGAGAGCATCCGGCAACGCGGAATTGAGCAGATGGCAGAGCATGATCCATCCGCGACGGCAAAGCGTCAGATGAATCACAAGCCATATCAGGCTGCGGTGCTGATCCGGGAGCAGGGAGAGCAGATGCGAAGAGAAACAGCAGAATCTTGGTTAAAACGAAAAAATGTATTAATTTAATAGAAAGGAACTTAAGGCTTATGAGATTAGGAAAGTATTTATCCTCATTGACTAAGCCGGAACTTGAAGAATTAAGAGATTTATTAAATTTATCCGATGATGAATATCCGATTTTTGAAGAATTATCTCACGGTAGAAGCAAAGTATATATTTCCGATCAATGTAAAATATGTGTTTCTACCGTGGATAATCGGATAAGAGCAATTCGGAAGAAATTAGAACGGTTACAGAATGGTGGTGTTACCGGTGGCTGA